AAGATCATCATGAGTCCCATACGGGAATCTCTCAAGCTGATGCTCAAGATCACCCATATCCTCAAGATGATAGATCATCTTCTGATTGTACCTAGGCATTAACCGGCTCTCAATCCTGCTAAGCTTGTCCTTGTCCCATACAAGCTCCTTAGTCACCAATGCTTTGTTCCTTTTCTTCATCTCGTCTCTAAGAACCCATTTAGTAACGTTCTCAAGCATCGCCTTCTCAAAGCCAATAGGAACATAATTCCCAGTCATCTTCTCAAGCCTTTCAACCATGACAAATAGATATTCCGCAATTCTGTCTGGTCTTAACCCTATTTGATGGATGTACTTGAAGATGAGGATGTTATTGTCTGGGGTGAGGATTCCGGGCATAAGGACTGTCCTGTCTGCCGTTCTTTTCTCTGACCACGCAAGATCGCATGAGATTGCCGCTCTGCAATCTTTAAAAGAACCACCGCTAACGATTCGCTTTGTATCCGAATCCAAAAGGGAATAATCGCTCCCGCTAACTCGCCAGTAACTGAAATCTTTCCGGTTGAATCGTCTCTCTCCGCCAGCAACAGGATCGTTTTGCAGCTCTTTTGCGTATGTCGCCGGCTTGGTCTTTCGGATCTCTTTGAGTTGGGTAACCGTCCATTTCTCATCCCATAAACTCCTTTCTTTATCCGTATCTGCATCAATGTGAGCAATATACTTTAATTTCTTGTATTCATGGTAATACTCCGGACTAATGAGTTTCGCAATCAAGGAATCATCATGTAAGACAGTCCCAATAAAGATGTATTGGCATAACTCTCTATCCCCGGCAGGAATAAGAGCAGTATCGAAATCATCCTGGAGCTTCTTCCTTCGATCCTGGCTTAGAACCATCTCGTCATCTTCCATGTCATCACCAATAATGAAATCAGGTCTGTATGCGCCAAACTTTAAGCCTCTAATGCTCGGAATCTGCTCGTACCCTTTACAAAGAACTTCAGTCTTGAACCCGTCAGCATGAACGAATATAACGTCCCCTTCAGCGTCCTTCTCAAGATTGAGCTTTCCGTGAATGTTCCTTAACTGCTCATTGTGCAGAATCTCTTCCTTGATGGTCTGTAAGTGCTTGCTTGCCTTCCCAAACGTATTACTAACAATAATAATAAACCTTTTCTTTTTATAACATATTCTGTTTATGGGAATATTGAAACAAAGAAGAGTGCTGTTATGCGTTTTAATAAAGTCATCTGTAATATATGTCCCATGCTCATTATCTACAAGAATACAGCGACCTAAACCGTGAGAATGAAGAGAAATATCTCTTATATAGTTTTTTATTTCTTTGAAGGGAGTAAATCGTTCTTTTTTTCGCTTTAGCTTAGAGGGCATAATTTCTTTAGAAAACCAAATGAATAATCTGAATGCAGAGAATTCCTTTCCGTTGCAGGAAGTCTTGATTGGACGCAATGAGGCTCTCCCACCAAGACTTCTGACTAAATGCTGTACATCTTTTATTAATCGATAGTTCTTATTTGAAAAATCAATACAGGTTTTCCGTTTCGGGATATGACCATCGGTATCAATAAGCCCTTGCAAAAGCTCAGTTCTTTGCTTTATTGAGGAAAAAAGATAATCGCTTGGAATGTGTTTGTTATTAATAAGCCCATAAATCCTAAGAAGTTTGTTAATTCCATGAACGCCATAGTTGAGTTTAGCTTTATTTTTAGAAACTTCGTAAGGGATATATTTAAATATTTCTGGGTCATTAGAGGTGATTCTTTGCCCGCAAGAATGTCCATCTCCGAGCCAAACGCCTAGCGTATATGGGTCTATCTTTAAATCTTTTTCTTCAAAGTCAATCGCTGGAACATTGGTAATGTAATACCTGGATTCATCAAAACGACATCCACCAAAACGCTTATCAAATCTTTTTGTTTTGTAATTTTTTATGATCGTGCTGAGAGGAAGGACTAGTTTCTGTTTCTTTCGATTGGAGGGACAATAGACTTCCCAAAGATGCTCAAGATTGCAAAGAGTGGAACCACCGCATTGAAAGGTTACTTTGTAGAAATCCATCTCCTTGATAGGAGACATTGTGAGGATCTTTGTAGGCTTTCCATCACCTCCGATTACTAAATCACCAACCTCTAATTCACCAAGCCTCTTCCAGCCTTTTGGCGTGAGAATGTTTGAATCAAGACTTTGGGATTTTGCGGATTCCCTGGGAGCTGCAATGGAGATGTACCTTGCACCACTGTCAGCAAGACTGCTGATCTCATAATGGAAATATGGACTTGTACTGCGGAAATGTTCGGGAAATAACGTCCGACCCCATAAAAGAGAATCATAAGATAAATCTTCAAGAAATTGCTGCTCAATCACCACTAATTGCCTTTATCGGAATGATCGGAATAACTTGACCACTATGAGCCTCCCGCATCGCCCGCATCTCGGCAGCAATCTTCACTAACCGTTCAGCAAATTCAGGACTTATACTAATATTTACATTGTTTACACTGTTCTCTAACGTCTCAATTGCCTCAGTTATCCGAAAACTAGTCACTAACGCCTTGTGCCTTACCTCATTGTCAGGAGCATCCTCAAGCTTTATCCCCTCATGATATATCGCCTTCGTGCTCTCCATCAATTCCTTTAACTTCTTTGCCTGATATTCGGGAGTAATCTTTACGCCCTGTAATGCCTTCAGTATCGCCGCCTTTACGTGAGGCTTGCTCTTCATAATGTATGCGTTACTGCTCGCACTCCTTGAACTTAATTGACTGTACCCAATAGCCCTGTAACTCGCACCCTCCTTTAAAAATGTATCCTTGTCCCTCACATTCGTGTAGTTCTTTACAAATAACCGCTGCGTGTCTGTCAACTTTCGATTCGGACCGTACCTGATACCCTTGCGCTTCTTATCCATATATCTATCATATACTATGAGAGAAACCATGTCAACTATATCGCATTTTTACTGAAGGATATTCATACAAAGGGGAGGGGAGTGTACCCCCCGATTCGGTTTCGTGTCCGATTACGATAACCGTACCCCCTTCTATTGCGTTTGTAGATCCCACTATATGCTATATAGTATATGTATTAACCGTACGGTTATAGTATATATATTAACCGTATTACGATTATGATTATGATTATGATTACGATTACGATTATGATTATGATTACGATTATGATTATGATTATGATTACGGTTACGGTTATGAATACGATTATATATAGTATCTGTAGTATCCGTTTAACGGTTACGGTTACGGTTATGGATACGGATATGATTATGGATATGAATACGGTTATATATGGATATAGATACAGTTATACAGGTCTTACCTATTGATACACTCATTACAGGCAGAAACCCAGGTTTCCGCACCTTCCTCTATAATATCGCCAATAGTACTAACGGGATTAGACCGTTAGGCTTTAATTAATCATTTTTTCGGAATCATCGGCGACTCGGTTCAGTTACAGTTCCGAAACAAACCTCACGGGCTTAACTTTTTATTGCCCACAAGGTAAATTACCCATTTAATTTATCTTTTGTTTTTATTTATACAATCTCAATTTCAGTCGTTTTTTTGTTCACATCTTTTTAAGCCAAGCACTTTTATGCACTTGCTCGGTTTGTTTAAGCGTATGCCCTTCGATCTTCTTCAATCATAGTACTGTTCCACAAAAGCCTTCACTCGATAAAGTATATATACACAACTCTTTTTAGCCTCCATCCAGCTTTTAGCAAATTGCCAAATAGAACTTTCGCTTCATACATCCCGTCAAACTCGGCTATTATCAATTTTACCAAGTCAATACTCTTTCGACTTGTATCTTGTTGCTCGTTTTTCATTTATATTTTAATCCTTTTTTTGTTAACCTCGCCAGTAAAGCATAGTCCTACGCACACCAAGTATTGAATGGATGTGTGCTTCGGATCGCAAATCAAGCTCGATTAGCGAATCGTGTTCGAATTATAATTCTATTAGCGACTTACGATTCTACTAATCGCCTTGAGTTGCGACTTTACTTTTTGGGCGAAGTTAACCAAAAAAAGGAGAATAAAATGGAAAAACGAGCAACACTAAGATTATCGAAAGAGTATCGCCTTGGTAATCTTGATCACCCCGAGTTTGGCGGGATGATCGTAGCGAAAGCTTTATTTGACGCTTTCGTTAAAAGCTGGAAGGAGGGTAAAAAATTGAGTGTCTATACTCTTTTGAATGAAGGCTTTCGTGGAACAGCCTTTATTCGTTTAAAGAAGATCGAAGGGCAGACAGTATCCGACGCCGAGCAAGTGTTTTATGCTTGGCTGGATGCAGTGAATTCAAAAATTGCGACTGAAATCGAGATTGCCCATAAAAAGGAAAAAGATGAATATATGGGTAATCTACCTTGCGGGCAACTTTTTCCTGCCCGTGAGGTCTATTTCGGAACGACAGTTGAGGAAGTCGCCGACGATTCCGAAATTTAATTAATTAGGCTAACGGTCCAATCCCGTTAGTCTTTTTTTTGCTTTTTTTTATTATGGTTGCCGACTTTGACAATCTTTTAATTGTCGGCTTCGATTGAATGAAAAAAATCCTATTAGTGAGTAGTGCGATTAACTATATATAAATAAAGGAGATATAAATAAAAGGAGGTTTTAAAATGAATTACCTAGCGATTCCTGATGAGTGTCCTTATTGCAAAGGGAGATGTGTGGAAGCTAAAAGCATTTCAAGTGATGGCAATGGAGAAGTTTATCGTTTTACTTGTATTTGCAGAACTGGTGCATCGTTTTGTAATCGTTCTTGGCAGGAATTCTGGCGTAATGGTAAGTTCCTATTCTGGGTAGAAGAAAAGGAGAAAACCAATGACAACGAAAGAATTTCAAAGAAAACAAACTTTTGAGATTGCTGTCTTTGATCAGTTGGATTCAGTATTTGGCGATGATCGGTTAGTAGAAATTGCTTGTAAGTATAGCAAAGTTCTGCGTTTAGCTTTTTATATGGGTGTATCTCCATATATTATTTCTGAGGAAATAAAAAACGCAGAGGAGGGAATAAAATGACACAGCACACAGCGACACCAGAAAATATCAGTATGGCAAAATTGATTACGAAACTCGTTGCCGATAGCAAGGTGATGCTAGAGGCGTTGAAATATACCCTGGAAGTTTTGCGGGAAGAAGTAAACGACCCGATTGAATGGGCGGAGTTACTCGATGACGACAGAACAGCGGTGCATAAACTGAATCAAGCAATCAACCAAGCCACAAATAATAATTATTCTTCTTGCTAAATGTAGATGATGTGATACAATCAATAGAAATAGAAAGGAGAGAAATGGGAAAACTAGCTATAGGAGCAGTAACGGTTGTAGTGTATGGGTTTTTGCTTGCAATTGGATTCAGAATTGGGCAAAAAACCTGTGAATATGTTGAATCCGGACAAGCAAAGAATGATTTTGTGAAACTGAAAAAGATAACAAGTGAGAAAATAAAGGAGAAGCTAAATGATGGACCCTTCGGTTTTGATGCTGGCTAAAAAATTGGGTGTTACTCATATTCAGGATATCAATAAAGATGGAATTATCGATATGTCTGATGTGAAGGGAACTAAAGCATTAATGGATGCAAAAGCGAAAGTTGCTGTTGAATCTAAGTAATCCACTGGTTAATGCTCTAGTCTGGGAAATTCAATGACCAACTACCAAATGCGGAGTTATCCGAAAACATGATGATCGGATAGGCTAGAGTATTTGCTTCATTTTTAGTTAATAAACGGTAGATAGAGCATCCTAAGTTACGGCTAAAACCATTCATTCGTTAAAAGAATATACCGAGATCACGTATTCTTAAGCAGTGGTCTTAGGATGTCTCTATTTACGCATTACAAGCGATAAGAGCTATTAAAATCAAAAGGAGCCTACAGTGGATCAGAAAATAGAAAAATGCGAATGTGGGTCAAATCTGGAGAGATATGAGTTAAAAGATGCACACGGGATCTTTTTGAGATATGTCTGCAATATTTGTGAATCAAAAATAAGAGAGGGATACAACGCTTGGGTTTTCGATGGGTATGATCAGGATTTTCTAATTGGAAATGAGCTTATTTCCAAAGAACGAGTGGAAAGTAGAGTAAAAATAGAGGAGGAGTTATGACCAAATCAGCCGTAAGAGAATTAGCAAGAACAACTGTTCAGTTTATAAAAGACAGGCTTCACGGTTCTCCTTTTGACGAGGTAACGACAAGAATGGCTGAGATTGAGATTGAATCACTTCTTTCCTCCCGCTTGGTGAAGATGCCGAGGGTGGCAGATTTAGGAGAAGTAATCGCTCAGGTTTATTGCAACGAACGAAACTGCAAAAAGACTATGGATGCAGATTTGGTTTTAGATATTTGTTATGCCATCGTCAACTTCTTGAAAG